GAATCCTGAGAGCTGTGGAGTATATGTATCACTAGAAATGACTGACCAAGAAATAGCAAAGCGTTGGTTTGAAATGACAGGTGACGATGAGGATTTAGCAGACAGGTTATTTATATTATCTAGGTATGACGATGAGGGTAAGTCTAGAGAAGGTATTAGTATGCGTTGGATTAAAGAGCAACTAAATATCTATAAAGATGCAATTGGTGATATTAGTTGTTTTGCACTAGACCATTTGCATGTATTGGGAGAGAATGACCCAAGTACTTTAAATTCAATTATGGTTGCTGTAAAAGAAATGGCGGTTAACTTAAATTGTTTAGGAATACCAATGGCACAGGTCAATAAGAGTTCTGGAGGAAAGGGTGAGATACCTTTAGATGCCGACTCTGTACTTGCTTGTAGTCAATTTAAGTATATCTCTAATAACATCATACAAATACATAGACCTATATTGAGATTAGAGGAGGATGCAGGTATAAGTATACTAGGATGGGGATATGCTAAAATTAGAGAGGCTAATAAAGAGGACAAGGTAAAAAGAGGTCAGAATAAATTACTAGCTTATGATAGGGACTTAAGATGTATTCGTAAAATGACTACAGAAGAGTACACTATTTTTAAACTATATTATAATACTTTATTAGAAATGAAGTCTGCGGAAGAAAGAAGTAAGTCTTTTTCTTATGATTTAACTAAAGAAGTAAAGGGCAAAGACGGTAAAGTTGTCCAGATTAAAGAGATATTTAGTGGAGATTCAGGTGAGTAATGAGGTTTGGAAGGATATTATAGGGTATGAAGGTTTATACAAAGTATCGAACAAAGGTAAAGTGTATAGCCTTTTATCCAATAAAGAACTTTCTCAAAACAAAACAAATGGGAATGGTTATATAATTTGTACATTGTGTAAGAATAAACAAAAGAAAAATAAATATGTACATAGATTAGTAGCCTACCATTTTGTTGAAAACAAAAATAACGATAATATAGTAAACCATATTGACGGTAATCTAAAAAATAATAATGCCGACAATTTAGAATGGTGTGACCAAAAAAGAAATGTTAGACATTATATTGAAAATGGTTTAAAATCAGATTACGGAGTAAACTCTCCAAATACAAAATTAAATAAAAGAGATATATTAGAAATAAGACATTACTTAAAAGAAGGTAGTATCACACAAAAAGAAATAGCTTTAATTTACGATGTTTCTCAGACTACAATTAGTCATATAAACCTTAACAAGAGACATGCTAATCGTGCGGAGGATTAATGAAGTATTTATTATGTTTTTATTTAGGAGCTTGTATTACTACGGTAGCTTTCTATTATAAATTTCCTGTTAACCAAACTAAAAAAGAATATATATCAAGTTGCAGGACAACTTTTAGTGCAGGTCTTTTAACATCTGTTATGAAGAATACTGAAGATGAGATTAAACAGGTGCAAAATAAATGGTGTAACATGAGGTTTAGATATGAGTAGTTTTTTAAGTCATTTAGAAGATTTTTTACATGCAGTAGAATGTGATACAGCTAGGGCTGATAACATAATTGAAATTAAAGTAAAATCTGATTTGTTTTTTATAATAGCACATGAACTTCTAAAGACGGATAGTCGAGGACTTTTTACTGACCAGTTAACTAATTTAAAAGAGTGTAAAAGTTATATATTGACTACTAGCTTTTCTAATGTAAAAATAGTAAGAGACGTTGAAGAAGAGATCCAAGAAAAAAGACAAAAGATAGAGCAATTGAAAAGAGAAATAGAGGAACTAAAAAATGAATAATAAAATATTATCATACGAAGAATTAAAATATATGTTAAAATCTCTTGAAGTTTTACAAAAGTTACATAAAGATATATATAATGACGGTGCTTATAGTATTAAGCGTAGAGCAAGACATCAGCAAAGAGCTATGGAACTAAAAAAAGAGATTAACTTACTTCTAACTGCAATCCACCATGCAAAGCAAGCTAGAAAATTATATGACTATAAAAGATTACACGATCAAGAGGTAATAAGAGGAAGTTGTACTGCTAATTATATAAGCGGAGTAGGTACTTTAGTTGAGGAGGAGTAATGTTTAAGTTTATAAAAATAAAAGATCCTGATAATAAATTTGACCTAGTAGACATAGAGTTCGCTATAGAACAATCTGATCTAACAAAAGCAGAATTGAAAGAGATCTTTAACGAGTTTTTAAGAGCTTGTGGTTACATGGTGAGTTATGATGGGGAGGAATAGTGCAAGTAAGTATTTTCAAAAAGGCTAAAGCACATCCAAAGAGTAAGGAAGAGAAGATAAAGAACTCTAAATATGCTTCTAGTCCTTATATGCCGGAGATTGTGGAATTTGACAATGAAGATGGTCTTATAGAACTTATAACTCATTACTCTTGGTCGCCAATGGTATTTGAAACATACCGTAGAGAGTCCGACTTTGTAAAGACTGATCTAATTGCATTTGACATTGACGATGGCATGACAATTGATGAGGCAGAAAAGGTTGTTGAGGAACTTGAACTAGCAGCATTGTGTATGCCAAGTACAAGTCATACAGAAGAGCACCATAAGTTTCGACTAATATTCCCATTGTCAAGATCAATCCAATCTATTGATGAATATAAAGAGACATATGCTAAATTAGCAGAGTACTTTCCAGTTGACCCACAATGTAAAGATGCCTGTCGTTTCTACTTTGGATCTACTGACGATGATGGCTTTTGGATAGAGGGTAAACTATATACTCCTGTAAAGCCTAAACCTAAGCTCTCAGAGAGTTTTGATAGGTCACGCTATACTGACACCATAGAAGTTGGTGAAGAGGTAGAGGACGTTGTGAAGGCTTTATATGGAGAGGATAGAGACAAGATACCAGAGCAAGTAGATTACTTTATAAGAAATGCTCATACTGGTTTATCTGGATATTGGCATAATAGTGCTAATAGTTTTGTGTTTACATTGGCTTTACAAGACGTACCATTTGAAAGGGTAGCTGCTGTATTTGAAGAACTAGCACCAGAGCCATTAGATGACCATGATGAGTATCTACTTGAAAGGTCGTATGCTGATGGTCAGTCTAAAAGAGAAGATATAGAAAAGGTTGACAGAAAAGAAAAAAGGAGTAATAATAGAAGAAGTCGCAGGAGGACTAGATGAGTAAAAACTATAAATTAGAAGATGAACTAAGAAAAGCAGTACAAAATGCTTTGGACTATGTTAATGAAGATAATGTTGTAGAGATCTTAACAAAAGAGTTAACAAGCAGGATAGATGATATGTATATGTATCGTCAAGACGCTTTTGGGACGGATCTTAGGAGACGGATACAAGATGAACTTACTAAAAGGTATGTTGAAGACAACTATGAAAAAATACTAAAACACATTGATATGGATACTATAAATAGAGCTATTAACCTGAATGTTGCTAAGAAATTCTCAAAGGATTTATAATGAAGTTTTTAGAGTTTTTAAACGATAAAGAAAAAATAATAGACGTACCTGTAGAAAAAGAACTTGATGTTCCTAGATTAAAATTTGAGTTAACTTTTGTTGGAAAAAGGGATGAGGTGGAAATTTATACTGAAATTTCGGACGCACCTGTATCATATAGGGGCATCGTTTGTAGACAGGAAGAGCTTCTGATAAAAGAGTATGCTATGCTTATGGACTCATTAAAAAGATATGAACTAGATAGCAATAAAAAAGTACTTATGAAAGATTATTTTACATTAGCAAAAATTGAACTAAAAGATGTAAGTGTTATCAGAAAAACAGTTACTATATATGAGCAACGTGTTGTTAGGACTTAGGACTGTGTTATATTTAGTAATGACATCTATGATGTATTTGTTCTACACTCCTTTAGAATATGGTAGACATAAAGATTTTAAACCATACATAAAAGAAGTTAGAAGGTTGTCTAAAGGAAATCTATCTGGCAAGAAAATTAGTATGAACTATACTGAGTATCGTCCAAATGCTCTAGGAACGTGTTTACCTTGGAGAAATGAGATAATAATTAATAAAAAACATTGGCAAACCATGAGTCATTATGATAGGATATTATTGATAGCACATGAGATAGCTCATTGTGAAAAAGGTATCAAGCATATTAACGGATTAGAATTTTGGGGATGTGCAAAGCATTTTATGCACCATCAAGATACAGGCAAGTGGTGTAACAGAACAAGATTTAGAGAGTATGTAAAACAGATGCAGGAGATTTAGTGGATAGCAATTCTGGACTTTGTAATGTAAGAATGTGGAAGTTGTTTATGGAAATATTTGACATGGACGATGATTACCTTATGGAAGAGGTCTTAGCATTAGATTATTATGATCAGCCTCATGTGGAGAGAATTGTAAATAACTATATGCTAAATGGAGGTATTACTCCAGAAGAAAGACAAAGGTTAATTGGATTCTATATACTTGTATGGGATGACGGAGAATTGGAGGATTAATGGTCAAAAAAGATTATACAATAATAAACGATAAGAGATCATTCCAAAAAGCACTACAACACGCTAAACAATCAGAATACCTAGCATTTGATACAGAGACTACAGGACTAAATGTAAGAAAAGATAAAGTAATTGGATATTCGTTCTCTGGTGATATTGGTGTTGGTTTTTACATGCCTTTATATTACTATGACCCATTACAAGAAAAGCTACTAAGACATCCTGTAAACGATCAAGTAGATCATCAAGAATTATTATTTGCCTTAGCTAACCAAGACCTATTAATGTGGAATGCAAGTTTTGATGTTAGGATGGTTAAAAACAACTTTGGGATTGATTTAGGTGTACCTTTACTTGCAGATGTTATGCTTATGAAACACACTGTAGAAGAAGAGGGTAGCTTTAGGTTAAAAGATGTTGCTATCCAATACCAAGAAGAGATTGGGTTAGATATTGAGAGAGCTGCTAACGAAGAGCAGATTGAACTTAAGGCTAGTATTGAGAAAAATGGTGGAAGCGTTACTAAGACTAATTATGAGCTTTACAAAGGCGATTTAGATATCATTGGTAAATATGCTTGTGCAGATACAGATTTAACTCTTAGACTTGGGGAACTATTTGCAGATAAGTTGGCAGATGAGGACTTAGAAGAATTATATTATGACAGCGAGGTAATGCCCCTTTATAAAGAAGTTACAATTAAAATGGAAGAAAAGGGTATAGAACTTGACCTTGATCTAATTAATGAAACTAGGGAATCTTTACTAAAGGACATTGATAGGTTAGAGTCCGAAGTTATTGAAGATCTCATGGCAACAGAAGCTGCTCAAGATTGGTTTGAGGACTTTCTTTATGAAAAATACCCTGTGTCTACTAAAGGTAAATTTGGTCAATATGTTTGCGAATATTTTAATTTAGATCTACCAAAGACTAAATCCGGTAAGTTTAGCTTAACAGAAAAGTCAATAAAGACAATTAAAACTCCTAATGATGGTAGTGATTTTTTATTAGGTCTTAGTGATTTAGACCAAGAAGATATCTATGAAATTCAATATAAAATGCACATGGACAAACAAGGTTCTATTTTAAATATTAGCTCTAAAAAACAACTTGGAGAGGTTGTATTTGATTATATGAATATTGAACCTATATCAAAAACTGATAAGGGATCACCACAGTTTAATGATACTATGATACAGAAACTAGAAGAAATGGGATTTGAATGGGCTAGAAAACTTGGCAACTATAATAAGCTTATAAAGATCAAAGGTGCATATATTGATAGGTTTTTAGATGCAGAAGAAGATGGTATGTTTTACCCTAGTTTCTTTCAACATAGAACCATAAGTGGACGCTATGGAAGCGATATGCAGCAATTGCCTCGTCCAAAAGAAGAGGGAGAACAAGATCCTATAGTACTTAAGTATACTAATATAATTAGAAAATTCTTTATATCTGGAGAGGGTAGAACCTTTATAGATAACGACTATGAATCACTTGAGCCACATGTTTTTGCACATGTTTCCGGTGATGAAGGATTAAGGGATATTTTTAGAAAAGGACATGATTTTTACTCAACAATTGCTATTGCAACAGAAGGATTAGAAGGAGTAAGTGCTGACAAAAAAGCTGAAAACTATCTTGGAAAAGTTAACAAACCATTGCGTCAAAAGGCTAAAGCGTACTCTCTCGGAGTTCCTTATGGAATGAAGGGGTTTGCACTAGGTATGACTCTTGGAATCCCTACAGAGGAAGCTGACAAGCTTATAGAGAACTATCTAAATGGTTTTCCAGAGTTAAAGAAGTGGATGAAAGAGTCCGAAGAAAAGGCACAACATTTGGGATATGTTGATTCAGAAGTTGGACGTAAAAGACACTTGCCAGAAGTTAAAAGGTTACATAGAATATACGGCAGTAAGTTGCTAGATTATAAATATAGACCAAAGTTAAATAAGAAGTTTGGAAAGGATGTGGTATTAAATATGTATAGAGATTATAAAAATGGTCTTAATAACGCAAAGAACTTTCAAATCCAAAGTCTTTCAGCTAGTATAGTGAATATGGCTGCTATAGAGATTAATAGAGAACTTGATAAAAGAGGAATTGATGGATGGGTTGCATTACAGATTCACGATCAATTAGTTGTAAATGTTCCAGAAGAAAGGGCAGAAGAGTGTAGAGAATTAGTGCAAGATATTATGGAAAATAATTATAAACTATCATTAGATTTGAAAGCTCCTGCGGAACTGAGTACGAATCTAGCAGATGGTCACTAGGGGGTAATATGCCAGAAGATGGTAACAGAGTTGAATTTAAAGAAGGATTTAACATTCCCTTTTTAATAGGATATTGTATGTTTTTATTTTACCTATCCACATTTTTCTTTATTGACATATTTTAAAAATAATAGTAACATTTAATTGTAACAGACCAATTCAAGGGTTATGCTAAGAAGCGGTACATAATAAGTTACAGGTGTCACATACCTCCTCGATTCAGTAATACTAGTTATATTTTGAACGGGTTTAAAAATTGTGAGTTGGTCGCTGACCATTTTATCGAAATGTAGCTCAGTTGGTTAGAGCACCTGACTATGAAGCAAGCGACTAGGTAACGAAATCGTGAGGCGGAGGGAGGTCGGTGGTTCGATTCCACCCATTTCGACCATTAAGGAGTATTATGAATATTAGTTTACCGCCAATGGGCGTTTACATTAGAAACAAATTTACACATCATAAAGATGATCCAAACTACAATGGTAAGACATGGGGTAGACTTATTGGTATAAGATCTTTACAGAATCAAGCTATGCAGTTTCAAGTGTTATTAGAAACAGGGGCATTGTTTACAGGACTTCCTGCCCATGCAATATGTTTTGAAGAAGATGCACCTGATAGAAATCTTATAGATTGTCAGATGTGGGACAGTATTAGCTCCAAGATTGATTATGTTCAGTATAAAACTTTACTTTATATGCCATGTAACTTAAAGCTTCATTCAGGAGAACTTATAAAAGGTGAGTATCTATTTACAATTGACCATGTTGGAGAAGATGACCTAAGTCGTGATCCTACCGAGTGGAAAATGTTTCATGTTATAAAGTCAGATGAAGGTAATATACATTTATATCCACAATATAGAATACAGTTTTTAGATGATGCATTATCGTCTAAAGCAGAAGGTGGACTACCAAGATATCAATTTAATGAAACAATATGGAGATTGGGATCGTGAAAGTTAAAATTAAAAAGTTACACCCAGAAGCAGTAATACCAAAGTACGCAAAAGATGGTGATGCAGGGATGGATTTAGTTGCTGTTTCTAAAGAATATGATACAAACTTTATGGGCGGAGATGACTTAATAACATACGGAACAGGATTAGCATTTGAAATACCAGAAGGTTATGTTGGTCTAGTTTTTCCTAGAAGTAGTATATACAAAAAAGACTTAACTTTATCTAATTCCGTTGGTGTAATCGATAGTGGATATCGTGGAGAAGTTAGTTTTAAGTTTAGAAAAAATGAATATAGAGCTTACGATATTGGAGACAGGATAGGACAGATTATTATAATGCCTTATCCTTATATAGAATTTGAAGAGGTAGAAGAGCTGAGTAATACTGTAAGAGGTACTGGTGGCTTTGGGAGTAGTGGTGTTTAATCTAGATTATATAATTCAAAAATATATAAAATGTAAACTAGGACTTCATATTGTAAGAGTAAGACAGACTCCTCTAAGAGATAGATACGCTGAACCTACTTTTTACTGCTTGTGTTGTTATAAAAAACTATGAAACCTTACATTTACCTTACTTTAGTATCACTAAGTTTACTGCGTGGACTTTACTTAGACGATGAAGAAATTATAATTTGTAGCTTGCTAGTTTTACCATTGTGTTGTATATTTATATTAGGAAACCAAAACAAATAAAGGAGATTAGATTGGATAAAAAAACTGTTAATTCTGTAAAAATTGCATCAGATGCTGTAGTTAACACGAAATACGCAAAATATGTACCATCTTTAATGAGAAGAGAGACTTGGGAAGAGATATGTTATAGAAATAGAGACATGCACTTAAAGAAGTTCCCACAATTACATTCTGAAATTTTAAATGTATATAATAATTTTGTAATACCTAAAAAAGTATTACCTAGTATGAGATCGGCACAGTTTGCAGGAAAACCTGTTGAACTATCTCCTAATAGAGTTTATAACTGTTGTTACCTTCCTATTGACGATTATAGAGCCTTTTCTGAGACAATGTTTCTTTTGCTTGGTGGAACTGGTGTAGGGTACTCTGTTCAAAACAACCATGTCTCTAACTTACCTAGTATAACTAAGCCTACAAAGAAAAGAAGATACGTTGTCGGAGATTCGATAGAAGGTTGGGCAGATGCTATAAAAGCCCTAATGAAAGCATATATGAGGGGAAGGAGTTTACCTTTATTTGACTTTTCTGATATTAGAGAAAAAGGTGCTCCTTTAATTACTAGTGGTGGTAAGGCTCCCGGTCCTGCAGGTTTAAAGGAATGTCTTTTTAAGATGCAACAACTACTTGACACAAAAGATCATGGGGATCAGTTAACTTCTTTAGAGGTTCATGATTTAATATGTTATATTGCCGATGCCGTTCTAACAGGGGGTATTCGTAGAGCTGCTCTAATTTGTTTATTTGATCTAAACGATGACTCTATGTTGACTTGCAAATTTGGTAATTGGTGGGAGCTTAATCCTCAACGTGGTAGAGCTAATAATAGTGCTGTTATTAAAAGAGGTAAAA